TCAAAGTCTGTTGCATTTCTTCGTTCACGTTTACAAACGCACCACCAGCGGTCGTGGCGTCCATAAGCGCAAGTTTTACTTCGCGCACAGATACCGCGCCAGCCTCAATTCGCTTCTTAGTCTCAGCCATGGTTTCTCCAGCACGCTTGGCAATTTGGCTGAGTGGAGACCATCCTGCGTTTGTAAACTGTAGCATTTCAGACGCTGTTAAACGCCCAGCTGTTTGCACCTGCGTCATTGCTCTTACTAGCGAATGAAACCGCTCTTCGTTTCCACCGGAGACTTTCCCTAGCCCCTCAAGCATTGGAGTTATTTCGGTTGTCGACATTCCGACAGCGAGCATTTGCTTTCCAGCTTCGCCAAAGGCACTAAACGAAAGCATAGATTGCTTATCAAGCATTCTGTACGACGCAAGCAATTGCTTAGTAGCAGCATCATTTCCGGTCAATGCTTTCGTCATTGCGCCAATTTCCTCTTGTGCCATTGTCACAGACATCATCCCTCTGGCACCGGAAACGGCAGCACCAACTGCTGCGAAAGCTGCACCAGTGGCTAACGCCCTTGGGGATATGAGCGTTCCCATGATACCTGTTTTGCCTGCTTTTTTTACTTTCTCTTCATCATCCAATTCACTTTGCAACTGCCTCATTGCGGCAGCAAACTCAAGTGCGGAAATTCTTCCTGCTCGCATATCAGCAGAAAACTGATTCATCGCCGTAGAGTATTTCATAGTGATTGAGTGACCACGCTCCAAGACTACTCGCAGACGAGATTGCGCATCTATCATCTCTTCGCCAGCAATTTTACCTCTTTCTTGCAAAGCCTGAAATCTTAGCTGTGATCCTGTCAGTACTCCATATTCGGCACGCAACGCCGCTACTGCCGCTTTGTATTGCGTAGTCGTTATTTCTGCTTTGTGTAATTGCGTATTTAGGCTAGCAAGTTTTCTATCAAATGCATCAGTTCCAGTTGTTGTTGAGTTAATTATCCTTTCATACTCTTTCATTCTTTTCGACGCGGCATCCAACGCTTCAGCTTCCGCACGCTCTGCTGGAGTCAACTGATCATATTGAACCCTCAACCTTCTCAGCACTTCACCAAGATTTACTCCAGCAAGTTCTCCTCGTTTGTGACTTTCAGTGATTGCGTTTTGCGCAGTTGTGAATTTTTCAAAATCGGTTTGCATCGACTTGATTATCGACTGCGTCTGCCTTCTTGATTCATTCAGTCTAGTTTCTTCTTCAGCAAGTTTCTTTTCGGCATCAGCGGCCTTTCTTGCGGCCTCTGTAACTACGCCGTATTTTTTGGCGAGGCTTTCAAGAATACGATCCGCCTCAGCGCGACTAACTTGCCCTGCTGCAACAAACTTGTTGAACAAATCTGTTGCGTATCCAAGCTTGGTCATTCCCTCTGCGCTTTGACCAGTCAATCGAGATAGATTGCGCAGTTCCGTAGACGTTACCTGCATGCCTTCTTTGATTTTGGTGACATCAACGCCAAGACGAATGTTAACCGGGGTTATCGTTCTTGCTGCCGCCATTTGTCACCTTCTTGAATCCTAGAGACGAAAGCATGCTCTTCATCGTAGCCTTGCGCACCTCTTCAGGAGGCTTGGCCTCAATCTTAATCTTCGGTTCAGGCATATACCGGGGAGGCATGAAATCCTCCCATTTGGGAGGATCGAGTCCAGCTTTCGCATAAGACTCCATCACCACTTGCGAAGCAAGCATCGATGTCTGCTGCCATTCTTCACCTATCGGCTCAATGCGATCAAAAGCCATCCACTGATTCAAAAATGAATCAGACGGCAATGACCGCAACCAAGCAAATACGTCAGGAATACCCCAGCGAAGTGCCAAGCGAAAAGCTAATCTTAGCCTTCCGCTTCCTCGGATTTTTTTACGATGTCCTCAATCTCTGACTTGCCGTAAGCATTCAGATCCTGACATCGTGAAAATAGTTCACCGGCAACAGCCCGCGAAAGGTTCTTGAAGTCGGCTTCGTTGTCGCTTACGCGATTGCCTTCTTCGTCGATCAGCATCAGCGAGATCATCAATCGTCTCGCCTTGCTGAAGTCGATTTGACCCTTCTTGTTCTGCAACGCTAGTTCGTAGGTTGTGCCTTGATCTTCAGTCATCTGACGCAATCGCCACTGATGACCGTCGATTTCGACAACTTCTTCGCGTAGCGGTTTGCTGAGATACTCACTCAGCAATTGCTTGTTGATCATTCCCATCTTCTTGCTCTTCCTCCATAGCCTTAAGAATATCTTCAACCGCCTTGAGTTCATGTGTCGGCGGATACACCTTGGACTTCAGCCCGTCAAACATTGGACGTTGCCGCTCGCATTCGCGGGCAACCTCGTCTTCAATGTCATACGGGAATCCAACCACTGGCAAAATGCGAGAGTCTACTGCATGCGGCAGGTAGCCGATGAGAACTCCATCTTTCATGATTTGCCATTGGCCGATTTCGACTTCCTCGCCGCTCCAAGTAACGGCAAGGTGTTTCTGCAAAACAATCATAGATTAACCTACGCAACGGTAAAGGTTGGTTGATTGGAAGTTACGCTTGCGGTCCCAGGCCCGCCATCAAACGAGAAGGTGTAGGATCCCTTCATGACTTGACCTTGCTGGACATCAGGCAGCTTGACGTTGGAGACGAAGCCAGTCCCTTGAATCGATCCTGCACCAGGGAAGGTTACAGTACACAGCGTTCCAGCATACGGTTCTGCGGTATTCACCATGGTTGTGGAGATTGGCAATGCTGCGCCGGTCCACAGGAACTCAACCTCAAACTCTGGTAGGTTCCTGAGATCGCTCGATCGCTGCATCTTGTATCCGGTCGATCCGAGATGCGTGACGTCAAGCTTGTCGACGCCGATCGAAATCGCGCTGATTTTGGTGATGTAGGTAGTGATCAGCGATGTTCCGCTGATTGTTGCACCTAGACCAGAATCGGGAATTGTGAGAGCTGCCATATTTAGATTTCCTTGTAATGAATAGTCAAATCGAAACTACATAAATACCTAACAGGTATGTTTCCGTCAGTTGGTGCTTCGTATCTGTACTCATCAGAAGAATCGTACTCAACTCCGCAAAAAGTGTAACCCGAAACCACCCCCCGGAAGGCATCGATGCCCGTGTTCCGAATCGCATTCGACAACGTAGCACACGCAGATCTAGTAGCGCCGTAGCACTCTACCGTGAATCTTGCGGATGCGTATTTTGTTAGTCCACCAAGGTAATGCTCCCTTTCTGTGTATGAACAGTAAAACAAAATGGCTGGAAGCTGGCAATTGAAAGCCAAAACATCTGGGTACATGCGCTGACCAACAATGTTTGACACAGCGGTGTAACTCAGCAATTTTGTTCTAAATGCTTCGCCAATTCCAGACATTATTCACCACTGATGACTGTAATTGTTCTAGCTGCCGTCTCCGTGGAGCCGGATACGACCTGAAACACCTTCACTCCGTCCATCGCGTCACGACTCAAAGCGATGTGTCTACTCGTCCCAACATTCACGCTGTACTGCGTAGAACCGTTGTAGACGCTCACAAAGTTCGCACCTGAGTCAGAACTCGAGTTGAACGTAAACGCTGTCCCAGTGAGCGCAGAGGGCGTCTGGATGGCGATTGGAATCCTGCCAGCCTCTAGCGTCAAAGACGTAGATATAGTCCCTGACGATGCGATTGTAACAGTTTGAACTCTAAGATTCTTCGCCATGTCACATCCTCTCAAACAGTTGTTCTAATTGTCGTTCCAGTTCGGCAGAGAAATTGCCAATCGCAATGGAAAGCATTTCGTCTCTAGCCTTGTCGATGAATCGCGGGTTGTCTCCAGGTCGAATCTTTCCATTCTTGTCTCTGCGCCCCCAGTAGTATACGACGCGACCGTCTGGGGAGTTGTTGAAGTTCTGCTTGTTACCTTCGGGATACTTTGGACCGATGATGACCATTGGCCCAATATCCGATTTAAGCAAGTTTTTGTAGCTGACGTATCGACCAGAACTATGCTTTCGCATCAAATTTGGATTGAATGTTCTAGTTACATTCTTGCCCCAAAGTTGCCTCGTTCCAGTCTTAATCGAACTTGGAGCAATTTCCTTGGCTCGATCCTGGATCGGTTCAGCCAAAGCTTTCAGCACTGGCGGCATTGATGTTTTTTGCAATTGCAAATGCATCGTTTCAATGCCACGCAAAAGCTTTTCGTTCAGTTCAATATCCATGCCAATTTTCATGTCGTCGTCGTTACCTCCAGGTATCTTCGCAAACCGTCGATCTTGTCGATTCGCAGGATTCCGTAGTAGTCGCCGTCGAACAGTATTCGCATGGACTGCGTGTAGCCAGACCTGTACCGAATGCGGAATATCGCCTTGGCCTTTTCCTCGATCTGTCTGCCTCGCATTGGCTCGCTTCCTCCTACCGGAAGAAACTGGCAAGGCTCGTCGACCAAGAAGTTCGACCAAGTCACGACTGGTTGCCCAAACGAATCCTGCGTTTCCGTAGGCGTTTCGATTGTGCAACGATGCCGCATAGCACCAACATCAAATCGCTTTGGTCGCCCTAAACTCATGGGTAGCTACTCCGCATGTATCGGATCACCAAAGCCTCGTAGGGTTTCATGGTTTGGATCGCGTCAGACATGAGCATGTCGCGATTCTCAAAGTAATGGCCGACTAACAGCAGCATGGCGCGCTTGGCGATTGCCGGCACGAGCGTGGCATCCTGCGAATAGCCGCATCGGTAATTGATCGTCCATGCGTCCCAGCGAGCTGCGGTCGTCGGCAAGATTTGCTGATAAGCGATCCTGAACTCGTCGATATGCAACTGGTAGAGAGAGGTTGAAAGCGTCTGCGATGCGTTGTTGCCATCAAAGTAGGTGATCGATGTGATTGACTGAATCGGGCCTTTAGGTAGCCGAAACTTATCTCGAAGACCTTCAATCCGAACCTTGTAAGTTTGGTAGCATGTCACCGAGTCAGTATCTGATTCCCATTGCTCCCTGGCTTCGCTGATCAGCGACGACAGATGCGCGTCATGCACCGTATCGCTGGTTGCTATTTCGAGATGCTTTTTTACCTCGGACAGGCTCAACGGTTCCGCTGTCGGCCCCGTTACTAGTTCTGCTTGGATTTTCATCATAAGATTCACCAATGCCTGCCCGTATCAAGTAATCAGCAACGCCTGGAGTGACATCAACAACTGATGCCTTCTCCTTGCGATGCCACATCTTCAAAAGTCGTATCAACATCGTGTTCGATCCATTCCTTTGGGTACATGTGGACAGGCTCGTAGTTTTCGTTGTAAATCGTCACCATCTCCTCGACATGACCGAGTCGACAGTCTGGATCGATAAACACGTTGTTACCAGCCTTTTGCCACTGCAACCAAAACCAAACATCGGAATCTATCTTGCCATCGCTCCACTTGCCATCCTTGTCGGGTTGGCAGAAAAACCATGGCTTTTGCACCTGCTCAAGCTTCCGCGAGTTGATCACGGTCAGACCAAAGTGGGCCGTATCGACTTTTATTGGATAGCCAGACCATTTGCAGGTCGTTGTATCAGCGCCGAGAACAGCACCCAGCATCGACTTTTTGCCTCTGCGAATTTGCATTCCGGCTAAAGCATCCATGTCCTCTTGGACAGCGATGTTTAGCAAACGCTGCAACTGACTTGGCTTGAAGCATGTATCGCCGTCGATGGTGATCAAGTAGTCAGTTTCTGCAACTGAACTTTCCATCATCATTTGCATGCACTGACCATAATACACGCCGAGAGAAATCTCGAACGTGATTTTCATGTGTTTCAGCACTGCTTCAATTTGATTTCTGCACCAAGTATTTTCATACCGTGGTGCGGTCATCAATGCTTTGACCTTAATTTGCTTACTTTCCTCAACCATCTCTTCCTCCGAGCAGTTTAAGACTAGCCAACAACTACAACGTCAGCATTGCTGCTGTTTGCGCTGTTTACGATCTCAAGATCGAGGTTTCCGACAACCGCAGAAAGAACAGCACCGTTGGTTGTCGTATCGGGAGTCACCTCGATTCGCAAATAACGCTTGCGAGCCTTCAAATCGACGTTAAACGCTGCAACCATTGCTGCCGTGTTGTCGAGCGTTCGATTGAACGCCGAGTTGAACGTAGCGAAGTTGGAAGCGGTCGTATTATCCGACTCGAGCAAACGAACAGCGACATTAGTGCTATTCGTATTGAGTTCTGCACCGAGGACAATCTCAATTGTAGCGTAGTCAGCACCAGCACAATCAAGGTTCGCAGTCCTGGCGGTGGTCGCAGCCGTGATCGGTGCAAGCATTAC